AATAGTATTGGTGATTTAGTATTTGGAACTCGTGCAACTTCAGGTGATGCAAATACTGTACCAACAGAAAGACTCCGCATAGGACAATCAGGTGGAATTGGTCTTGGTGGTGCTAACTATGGAACAGATGGGCAAGTATTAACAAGTAAAGGTACGGGTGCTGCTCCTCAATGGGCAGCTCCTGCTGCTGCATGGGTAAAATTAGGATCTGGATCTGCTACATCAGGAACTACTTCTGTTGTAACAACAAATCAATTGACATCTGCTTATACGTTTTATAAAATATTATTCCGAGTCAGATTAGGTACTGCTGGAGCATTTGGAATTAATCTTTCTACAAATGGTGGAACTTCATATACAACTGCTGATGGTTCTTGGAAGACAGCAGTATCTGGAAGAGGTGGATCATCAGCTTTTAGTATAGCCGAAGCATGTAATTGGGGAATGCTTCTTGCTGGCAATAATAGACTTTATTATGCAGGAGAAATGAACTTTAATTATCCTGATGGCACAACGATGAAACCAAATTTCAATAGTCAATTTTCGTTTGCTGCAAGTGTAGCAGGTACTAATGATGCTTACGGTACTGCTGATTCTACCGCTATTTTTGATACGGTAGGTGCATATAATGCAATTAGATTAGAAGCAACCCAAACTATCGCAGACTTGAAATGGACATTCTTAGGCATGGCTATTTAATTATTTAATTTATATTATGAGTTATTATGATACCACAATTAATTAATGAGTTGTATGATGCAAAGTAATATGATCTTTAAGAAAGTTGCTTAATGGAATTCGTGTAGTAGGTAGATAGTACACTTAACTAAGTGGCACACAAAATCCCTACACTTCGGTGTGGGGGTTTATAGTATATACAGTTTAATAAAAAAACATGAGTAAAGACATGACAAGCAAGGAGAAATTACTCTTCATTGCTTCCTTTGTCTGGGCAATGCACTGGGGAGTTCGTTTATCTTCTGTTGTTATTGGTAACGTACTATGAAAACTGAAATGATTTGCGTGAATCCAAAGTCTACCACTGCAAAGGATAGGTTTAACAATGATATGGATAGACTCCATTCATGTCGTGTAATTAAACGTGAGAATGGTATGGTTGTTCTCTCTTCAATATCTAATCGATATTCATTTGAAATGCGTGAATCTTGTGACGACCATTGGGAAGTTGTTAAATAGGAGTATCAATGGATATGACAACAATGTTTGCTGTTCTTATCGCTGGTCTACTAGAATGTTCTGATATTGAAGGTATCATAGAAACAGTGCGTTCTGATAAGAACTTATCTTCTGAAACTAAAACAGAATTAGTTGAAATACTACTTCAAGGAACCCCACAATGTGAATTAAATGAAAGATCAAAAGACACTTGATGAACCTATCAATGACCTAGAAAAATGGGATCGTGCTAGAACTTTAATGTTAGAATCGTTAATGAAACCTGACACGGCATTAAGAAATTGTGCTATCAATCAAGGATGTAAAGATGATTTGATGTCCATAAGAGATAATGTAATTAATATGGTTAGAGATATGGAAAATCCACATACACCACCATTAGAATTTGGTAAGAAGAATAAACATGTAGAACCTACGATTGAAACACCAAATGGCAACATCAGTGAGACACTAATGAGTGGTGCGTTGGGTGCATATTATATGTCAGACCAAAGAGAGTACTAGGCATAAATTTTTGTTACGTTAGATTGCCATTTCAACACAAATGTGGTATAAATAGTATTAGTCACCGAAAGGTACAATTAAGCGGAGGTAACTGAATTAAAGTTGTTCAGAACATTAGTAAACTTATTGTAAATGAGGAAGATTAATGCACAACTTAATATCATATAATCAACTAGCAGGGGAAGAGACATTCGATCCCGATAATGATTTAATCGCAGATTATTACGAGTGTTTAATCGAATGTGATGAAAGTCAATCAGTTTGTAAACGTATCTGTAAGGAGGTATTAGTTTAATGCTAACGCACTCGCATCCACCTTAATTAAGTAAAGAATACCCCCCCTTGACAAATTTTCAAGGGGGTTTTATATTGGAAACATACTTATGATTTTGTAATGGCGATTGATGATGACGTGAAAATTACTATCAACCTTAATGAGTTGGTAGAGATTAGAGCGAAACTTATTTCTCAGTACGAGGACTATTCGGACAAAGTAGTTAAAGGCGAGTACTTAGATGGAGGCGATATTGATCGCATTGCAATTGGATTGAGAGATACCCTAACTTGGGATACACTTTATTATATGGTTGATGATGCTATCTTGAATTACTTAGGTATAAAAGAGAAGAATCCAAGCACAACTATAGAAACCATTGAATTAACAATGGAGAAGGAGAGGAAAGAAAGAGAGAAAGAATTTAAGAAGAACTTTGAGATGGTTAAGTTAGAATCATCATCTTGGACACTTGACGTACCTATGAGGAAAACTAAATGATTCAAGACGAAGGAATTATTATAGCAGAAATGCAAACATTAACATCATTACTTGGTGGTAAAATGGAAAGACTTGATGTGACTACAAGTGATGGTCGCAGTTATAAAAAAATTATTATTGAATATGGCGTGGATGAAAACCTATGATATATAATCAAGATGCTAATGATCAAATGAAGAATCCTCTTAGTCCAGTTAAGATGGTAAGAGAAAGTTATTCTAGGTATTTGCAAAAGAATTTTACTGAAGTACAAGTACAGTTTGCAGATGAAGAACCAGCGTGGATTCCTTACGAAACTTTACTTGCTATGCAGAAGAATAAATAGTACACCAGCATAGATTAAAATGGTATATGTCAAATTTATCAGACAAAAAAGCAGCAAAGAAGATCATTAAACAAGCAAAGAAACATCCTGATTGGTACACTGAACAAGATGTATATTATGCTAAGATGATGAAGAAAAAAATAAAAGCAGAAGAAAAACTTAACAAACTTGAAAATTAACTATGGCACTCTCTGAACAAACTATTGATCATCTACTAGATGTAGAATCACATTTAAGAACAGCAATTAAAGGTGCTGCCGTGAATGAAAAACCTTTAGTGGTATCTCAACTATCTAAAATATTGATGGATGTAGAATATCTCAGGGAGTTTGAGAAGTTACAGGATATAGTTGATAACCATATTAATAGTAAAGAATAATTACTATAGTCTAAAGAGATAATTAAGTTTATAGATATAATACATATCTTATGTTAGAATATTAACACATTCCACCAGAAACTATGATTAACTTAGACGAACGATACCATTCTTACTTAGATGGAAGCAAAAAGATGAGAATAGATGGTACGGAAGAACGAGTTAAGGCATATGGTTGGCACTGCGACGGCAATGATATTAAAGGACACTATGTAACAACAGAGAATTTTCAGTTGTTCTATGATATGGAAGGATTGTTCACTAAGATGGTGGCACTAAAAGAAGTGGCACAGAGTATTGCGTGAATGAATATCTTATGATAAGATATGGTTATAGATAAAAATTAAATGAAAATTTTACTTGCTTCGTTGATAGCATTGACTCCTGTTTCTACACTTGCTGGTGAATATCAAGAGGGATATTCTACAAGTAGAAATTGTTTTAAGACAGAATATAGGGAAGAATATGTACCAGGAAATGCAGAAAATCCTGGATATGTGCAATCTTTTAATGAAACTTATGAAGTTCCTTGTGAAAACAATGCAAACTCTCTAAGAAGAGGTGGATATACACGTAAGACTACAATCCAATATGATAACAATGATTGTAGTGATGGTAAGTTTGCAGGTGCATTACTAGGTGGTGGTGCTGGTGCAGCAATGTCACAAGGAGATGGTCGTTGGTGGGCAATTCCATTGGGTGCAGTTCTTGGCAGTCGTATTGGATGTGAAATTGATGGAGGTTAAAAGGGGGGGGGGTCGCATAAAGTGTTTTTATTATGAAATCAATTTATTATGTACTATTCTGTTGAAATTATTGAAGAATTTATTCGCAATCAAATTGCAAAACCAAGTGCTGATACCACTATTCTTCGTAGTTGGTATAAGTATGCTAGAGAGTGTTCAGAGTGGAGTTATCTAACTTATGGACACGCCCCTGCTTTTTGTAGACTTGCAAAAATAGCAGGTAAAAATATCAATGAAGAATTTGGATTTGATGTCATTAAGATGCACTTTTATGGTGTATGGAAGAACAATGAAATTAATAATCCTGAATCTATAGTTTGGGAAAAAGATCATAGTGTTGACATATAATTAAAAATATTATATAATAAATAATATTGGTCTAAAACAGACGTTGACCGAGGTGTAAATCCTGCCCATAAACACAAGTCTTATAAAAAACACACTCCACGGGAGATTACAAATGAAAAACTATACGGATGACCCTCAGTTGAGGTCATTAAGGGATGTTATTAGTGACCCTAAAAATAAACTAAACAAGATTAAATTTGCTAAGGGTGCTTTATATAAAGACTCAATACATATACACCCAACAAACGATAGCATAGACAAGAAGATATATTTTGCTTTTGTTAGAGCATCTAAATTATTAGTTAGTTCCTCTTATCAGAGATATATTTGCATATCTACAATTAAAAAAGCAAAGCAATTTAACTATTTGTTATGTCAAACATTAGTTATTGCTTTACGTCCTGATGGAAGTTATGTGATCATTGATGGTCAACATAAAGCAATCATGGCAATACTTTCAGGTGAAGAATTAGACCTTCCTTGTCAAATTTTTAAGCATGATGTTAATTCTACATTAGCACAGTGTATAAAAATAGAGGCACAGTTATTTGAAGATTTAAACACCTCTCGTAAAAATACAAGTAAACTTGATAAAGTTCGTGCGGGTCTCTCATACGGTGATGATAAATCTAGGGAGTTTCAAGATAACTTTATCAGTATTGGAGTACAGGCAGAGGGTATTGGTTATGATGAAGGAATTGAAGTTAATGGATGGGCAAAAGCGGAGGAATCTATTACTAGATGGAAGATACCTAATACCAGAAGAGCAGTTGATTTCTTAAGACCAATTTATGAAACTAAATGGCATTTAGAATATGTTGATGGTTCTATGGTTGGTGGACTTGCTGGTACATTCTCTTTAGTTGAAGCATGTGGTAGTGGTGATAAGGCAAAAGGATTGAAAACTTATCTTAAGGATTACTTCTCAAATGTGTCTAGGTCTAAGTGGACTGAGAATACTAGAGGTCAATCTGATGTACTTATTGCAAGAAAGATTGTTAATAAGTATAATGATCTTTGTGACCAAGGTATCATTGAAGGTGCTACAATAGGTGAAGACTTGTTAACAAATAACAAACTAAAAGACCCTGCTACACTATGACATCCACTGCTCTTAAAGCACTAACAGCAACTACAGGTAATCGTACTGATAAATGGAATACATCCCCCGAATTTGTGGGGGATGTTGTTAAGTTCTTTGGTACGATTGATCTTGACCCTTGTTCAAATAGTGAGGGTGAACCAAATGTTCCAGCACTTAATTATTATACTGAGAAAACTAATGGTTTAGCACATAATTGGCATGGTAAAGTGTTTATGAATCATCCTTACAGTAATAGTAAGGAGTGGGTTCCTTATGCTGCTTTACAATATGAATCAGGAAATGCTGAAGAGTTAGTATTATTAATTAAATTAGATGTATCTACTAAATGGTGGCAAGCAGTCAGTAAATATCCTTGGGTTGCTATTAATAAAAGAATGAAGTTTGGTGAGGCAAAAGGTGCATCTCCATTTCAATCTGCAATAGTATATCTTGGTAAGAATTTAGATAGGTTCAATGAAGTATTTGGTAAGTATGGAACTTTATATGTACCCTATAGGGGGTCGTCTAAAGTGTTACAATAATATACAGAAACATTTGAAATGACTGACGGTAGCAGCACAATAAAACTAAATGATGTGCTTAAATATATCAAAAATGCTAGTTATGATGATATGGTTAAGATATTATTGGAAGTATTATCATGGTTTAAACTAAGAAACTTGGGTAATCCTTTCAATTATAATAGGGCATTTGAGTTTATCGTTGCAATTAATTTGGGTTATGTACTATTACCTGTTGGTGGTGGTTCTGATGCAGTTAATCCTAATGATCCTAATGATACTATTGAATTAAAAGGAACAGAATATAAAGGATTAAATAAAAAAGGTAAAGAGAAATCTCATAGTTTTAGTTATAATGGAACAAGTAGAAAACCTACTTTAAAAGAACAGGAAGAACATTGTAAGAAAAAGATTATGAGAGATAAGTATCATTATTGGACTATGACTGATTATGAGAATGGTGAATTGGTAAAAACTCTTAAAATTAAAAATAGTGATGTGTGGACATTAATTTGGACAAAATGGGAAAAATCATGGTATAATGTGAAAGATGATGATCCTCGTATTGGTGGTAGTATTTCTACTAATTTATTGAAAAAGATGAATATTCCTTATGAGGTAATTACACATTAATGAATAATTTAGATAGTGGAAAATTAATGTACTCAAGTGGTAACAATGATGAATGTTACACACCACATTATGCTGTAAAACCTATTCTAAAATATATTCCAAAGGATGCTATTGTATGGTGTCCTTTTGATACTGAAGAGAGTGAGTTTGTTCAACAAATATCTAATACTAATAAAGTAGAGTATTCTCATATATCAACTGGTCAAGACTTTTTTAATTATGAACCTGATGATTGGGATATAATGTTATCTAATCCACCATTTACTAATAAGAGAAAGTATTTTGAAAGAGCATTATCATTTAATAAACCATTTGCACTCATTATGACTAACACTTGGTTGAATGATTCTGCACCTAAACAGTTATTTAAAGACAAGGACTTACAGTTGTTAATGTTTGATAAAAGAATGAAATTTAACAGTCCTGATGGTAGATCTAATGATAAGATTACATTTAGCAGTAGTTATTATTGTTGGAACTTCTTACCTAAACAAATAATTATGGAGGAATTATGTATGAGTGAATCTAAAGCATCTCTTCCAATATAAAGGGGGGGTCGCCTAAAGTGTTATGATAGTGTGAGGGATACGTGGTTCTACTGCCCCGATTAAGTTTGGGGGTTCAGGTGCAAGCGATTCCCAGTAGGTAAATTTGGGCATAGTAGGTGAAACCTCTGTTGATGCCCCACTCCCTCACTGCGGTAACTCTCTTTGGTAGTTTCAGGGTTAGCGGCGATAGGAAACTACCACAATATTTCGAGGAGATGGATGTGCCTCGTGGGTCGCCCCCACTAAAAGAACTAACATCCGCTAGCTATTACTATATTTTTTTATGTTAGTCGATCTATCAAAAGAAGAACTGAGGGCATTATCTGAAGTGTCTTTAGAAAATAGCAACTTAGAGTTGTCTGAAGAAGGAACTGAATTCTGGACAAATATATACCTTAAACTTAGAAACATTTCCAAATCATGTACCTGTAAGGAGGACTCCAATGCCAAGTGAACAACACTTTATCAACAAAACTGATGAAATGCTTGAGAAGTTCATAGAAGAATGTGAACGAGAAGCAGCAAAATTAGAAGTCACAGTAGATTATTATCTTGCCGAGTTTGTTTGACAAACTCGGTTTTTTCCTTTAATATATACTTAAAAGAACCCTGATTATGACTGACGAAAAACGTTACAATTTACTGCAATTAGATACTACTGGATGGAACATATTTCACAATGTAGAGGATGTTAATTTAACTAAAGAACAATGTGATATAAGGATTGAATATTATCTAAATCAGGGAATAGCACCTGAAAGATTAAAAGCAAGTCGCTACATTCCATAATAAAATTATCCTAATTACAATCAATGTACGAACCAGAAGTTGATGATTATGTTATTTGGAAACGTCCAAATGGTGATTGGGAGGAAGGATGGGTTTACTTTAAGGGTGATCCAGTAGACAATGAGAAAAGAGTAAAGGATGGATGGAACCCCTTATCACAGTATATAACTATAGAAACTGGTGTTAAACCAAAGAAAGTATGCACATATACAAGTGGTAAACCAATGAGGCATAAGATGATTCATACATTATTGTTATGTAATAGGGAATGTTGGCATGAATTGGAGTATATTAAACATAGAAAAACTAGAGAGATATTACATTACTCTCAATATGATGATGTTAATCAAGATGAAAAGATAGTATCTAATGTTGGAATGTATAAGTCACAAGAGGGAAGATTGCCAGATTATTAGGGGGGGGGGTCGTCTAAAGTGTTAATGTTATACAACTACTTGATTAAAAATGAGACCACCTGAAGTTTTAAAGCAACTTAATGAGTTGCGTGAATTGTGGAGAAAACAAATGTTTACTTACACTCCTGAACAACAAAAACAGAAAGATAATCTATTGAAACTTAGAAGAGAAAGAGTAAAGTATTTCCACGATAATGATTTAGTCAGTAAAGGTAGTAAAAAGGTTGATAAAACAGTACCAAGTAATCCTACTCCATAAATAACTAAAAAGATATTTTGATGAAAACATTTCAGGAATTTATTCTCGAAGCATACGACCCTGAAGTTCAGGGTAGGTCACAGATTCGTACACAGGGTCAAGGTGGAAGAATAGGTGCTGAAAGAAAGAAAACAGAACCAGAGAAGAGAAGGATGAGAGCAGCAGGAGGTAAAACAACTTCCTCTGCAAAGGAT